ACACGTCGACGCCGGCCGTCCACGGGTTGGCCCGCTCCGCCAACACGTGGGATGGGAAGGCGTCGACCGCACCTCGAGTAGAGAGGTCGATGACCTCGACGTCGGGGATGAAGACGGAGACAAGAGCGGTGATAGCCCCGGTGGCAGTAGTGCCGGCCGGGGTTTGCCAGACAGTTGGCAGGGAGCACTTAGAAATCCAGCCGGCCCGGTCCACGGCCGTCAGGTCGACGGCGACGCCCTCGGCCGTGTCGACGATCCGACTGGTAGCAATCCGAAAAACACCCTGGGGAAGGAGTTCGGTGGTGGCGTCGTAGTAGCGGACCCCGGCCGCGACGGTCAGCTCGTTGCCGAACGGGTCCAGCGGTGAACGGACGCCGACGTGGGGAAGCAGCCCGGTGGGGATGCCAGCGAGGCGGCAGCGCAGGCTGCGATGGGTGTCGGCGAGGCGGGTGCAGGTCACCGTGCCGGTGACCACCGACAGGTCCGTAAGCGTGGTCAGGCCGCGGTATCGCGCCTCGACCTGCACGGCGAGCGCGTACGGCTGGGTGACCGCAGCGCGGAACTGGTCGGAGATCTCATCAACCACCTGAAAGCTCATAGGGAGCTCCAGGCCTGGCGGACCAGGCGCAGCGCGCGGGCGCTGGTCGTGAGGGTGCGCAGCCGGGCGATGGTTCCGAGCGCGGTCGACGCGGCGGGCAGGTTGGTGGTGTGGGTCGCGACGAGCACCGGGGCGGAGCCGGCGACGTTGACGTAGAAGCGGACGGTGGCGGCGGTCGAGTCGATTTCGATGCGCAGCTCGTAGGTGGTCGCCGCGGCGATCGCCGCCGTGGTGGTAGTGACCGTGGCGGTGGTGCCATTTCCTGAGACGCAGCGCCAGAAGGCGGTGCCGTCGACCGACGTGTCGTAGCGGAACCATGCGCCGGCCGCGGCTGTGTACGCCCCGGTCGACGCCGGGCCGGCGTCGGCGGCCAGCTCGGCGGACGTGAGGCCGATGGCGAGGCGGGTGGAGGTGATGGCCGCGGCGTCGGTGGTGAACTTCGTGTAGAGGAACGCGGCCCACCTGGGCTGGATGATGCCGAAGGCGGAGAGCCACCCAGCGTCGACTGAGGTCGCTGCCGTCGTCGTGTAGGCAATCCCGGGGCCGGCCGCTGTGTCGTCGGGGGTGGCGGTGATGTTGGTGGTGGCGACCGTCGGAAGTGCGGTGCCGGTGGCGACGAGCGTGGTGCCGCCACCGGGGGCGTCGATGCGGGCCTGCCGGCGCATCGTGACGTCAGCCAGCTCAACCTCATGGCCGGCTCGGGTCCGCAGGTGCAGCCGCCCACCTGAAGTCGACGGGCCCCAGATGAGCGCGCCGGCGACGGTCGCGAAGTTCGTCTCGGCAGTGTGGCTGCCGTCGGGGTTGCCGGTCGGCGCGGTGGTGGCGTCGCCGATCGCGAGGATCTCGACGCCGCCAGCCGGGTCGCCCTTGGCCAACCTGAGGCCGCCGTTGGTGTTCCAGAACCCGGCGCGGCCGGTGACGTTGTTCGACACCCACAGGCCATCCGCGCCCGCGTTCGCCGACGTGACACCAGCGCCACCCGAAGGCAGCACATCGAAGATGTTCGCGCCGTTCTTGTCCTGGACCTCGAAGGCGGCGAACAACGACGTCGCGTTGCACTGGATGATCAGACCCTTGCCGGTCTGGCTGTTGGGGATGACCCAGAGCCATTGCTGGCCGGCGCCTTGGCTGGAGAGCTGGACAACCTCGGCGAGCCGGTTGATCCAGTAGTTCGCGTCCGACAACCGCAGCGGGTGGTTGCGTGACCCGGCCTTGATGATTTCGAGGAGAGGCAGCGGAGAAGGCATCAGACTGTCTCCCAAACGAGATCGGTCACAAGGTCGGCCAGGTCGATGGACGGGTCGGGCCGGTCAACCTCGGTCGCGCTGATGGTCACGGTGCGGATCGGCGCATTGGTCTGGTCGGCCGAGCGCAGCAGTTTCGCCTTGCGCGTCGCACCGAGGCGCACAAACCACTGACGGCCCGACGGCCCGGCGAACAGGAGCGGTACACCGGCGCCCCGGATTTCCTCGAATTTGAGCCAGTCAATTTCCGTCTGGAATAGAAAGGTCAACGCGAAGACTTCGCTTTTCACCACGTCGGTGACGATGATCGGGGTGCGGCGGCCCAGCGGCGAATACACCTCCTGCGGATCGTCCGACGAATAGTTCAGGTCGTCGGGGATGTGCACGGGGAGCAGTCGGGAGGGGGTGAGCGGGTCGCGTAGCCACCAGCCGGGCGTGGCCAGGGTCGTCATCAAGGGGCCGGCGGGCAGGGAGACGACCAGGGCGCCGCCGTCGGGGTCGAGTTCGTAGTCGACGCCGGCGGTGGATACCCGCCACAGCCGGTCGGATCCGGTGGGCGCTTCGTTGTCGTAGACGGTCACCGTGCGGGCTGGGCCGAAAAGCATGCCGGTGGTGCCGCGGATGAGCTGCCAGGTCTGGCCGCCGTCGTCCGATGATTCGGCGCGGGCGTAGCCAGCGGCGGCGGGCCCGGGCTGGAACGTGACGGGCAGGGTGCTGCCCGGTACGACGACGACCTGGGTGATCTGGGCGGCTGGTGCGGCGGCCGACGAGGCGAGGCAGGCGTGGACCGTGGCGGTGCGGTCGGGGGCGATAGCAACCTGGCTGGTGGCGAGCAGCGCAGTCGCCCCGGCGACGGGCACGACCGGGTTGGCGAACGAACGCCCAAGCACGGCCCCGGTGACGTCCCGGAATTCCAACCCGAGAGCCTCGTAGGCCACGCCGGTGAACCGGCCCAGCCTGGCCGCGACCGCGTACAGGGCGGCCGGGCTGGCGGGTTTCCCGGGGCCGGTGGCGTAGACGATGTCCTGCGCGCCGGAGTTCCAAGCGAGCTGGAGGGCGGTTCCGGCCCAGGCGGCGAGCTGGGTGACGGTGCTGATCGTCGCGTTGGCGGACGGGGTCCAGCCGGTCGCCCCGCGGGCCTCGTCGTCCGTGTGGAGATTGGGCACGGTCAAGCCGCCGCGGGACCAGGCCCGGCCCGCGCCGGGGAGCACGCCGGCTGCCGCCCAGACGAACGATTCGCCCGCGCCGGTGGGGATACCGGTGGCGTAGAGGCGGACACCGACCGCGGCCCCCGGGGTGACCACGTTCCGGGCCTGCCCAGCCAACGAACCGTCGGTGTTGCTCGTCCACGGCGTGCCAAACGAATGGTTGGACAGGGTGTCGACGGTCAGGGTCCGGTAGGTGACGGTGCGCGCGTTGGCGGTGGTCTGCGAGGCGGAGAGCGCCACCTTTCCGGTGGTGTTGAACCAGGTGGTATCTGTACCGGAGAAGTTCCAGGGGGTGGGTTCGTCGGCGCCAACGTCCCACCACTTTGCTTGGATAAGCGTGACACCCAGCGTGGTGAGATCGCGGACGCGGAAACGCAGCCACGTGCCCGCAGCCTTTGGAGTGAAGCTTTGGCCGGAGGCGCCGTTCAATGCGGTGGTCGGGGCGTTCCGGACGATGACCGCGTTGTTGGCCCCGTCGATGGCAACGAAATAGCCAGTGGCCGGCCCGGGGCCGGTGGTCCCGTTAAAAGTGCCGTTGGAGCGTAGGCCGATGCGGGCCTGGGTGTCGGCCACGTTGGACAGGTTGACCTGGACGAGGATTTCCGCGTCCCTAATGGCGGTCATACCGGAGGCGTATTCGCGGGCCGGGGTGGTGTTCGCGGTGACGCCGGTGGTGAGCTGGCCGCCACCACCGGAGGCGATCGAGTCGGAGGCGCCAGTCTGGTGGTTCGAAGTCCAGTTCCCCGTGTTCCACGCCGCGCCGGCGGTGCCCGCCCACAGGTCGGTGAACGTGGCGTTGACCAGCGGCCCGGACAGCCCGTCGAACTCGGCGTCCAGCAGCAGCGAGCGGGCAGCGTTGGCGGTCTGCCAGCCGGCCGCCCGGACGGTGACTGTCTCCCCGCCGATGATCGGTGTGGAAGCGCCGCCGGGGCCGCCGGTAGTGATACCGCCGGGGCGGGCCGCGGTGAGAGCGACGGCGCCGAGGACGGTGCCGGAGTCGGAGCCGCCGATGACGACCTGCGCGAGCTCGCCCGCGGCGAAGTTGTCGACGATCGCGGTGGACAGGGCGTTGTAGAGGCCGAGGCCGGGTTGCACCCCGGAAGTGATCGTCGTGTCGATGTATTCGCCGAGCAGCAGCGACGCCGAGTCGTTGGCGCCCTGCACATAGACGCGGATCCGCGAGCCCTGAATCTCACCGCGCAACGTCGCGGGCAGCACAAGGGTTTTCGGCAGGTTCTGGAACCCACCTGAAATGGGAAACTTGTTTCCCGAGCCGGCCCACCGTTCGACGATGAACTGGCCCCAGCCCGTCACCTGGATCATGTAGCCGGTGTGGGCGGCGGACATCCGCAGCCACACGTTGGCCGCCGTCGTCGACGGCAGCGCCGTGATCTGCAGCTGCACGTAGTGGTCGGAACTGTTGAGGACCTGGGTCGCGGAGCGAAGGGTGGATGGTGGGGTGGTCGCCGAGCCGCCGCCGGATGAGCTGGTCAGCGTGTTGGAGGTGACGGCCCAGGTGCCGGAGTCGATGGTCCAGTCGAGATCGGAGTTGGCGGCGGTGAGCGCGCCATTCGCGCCGGTAAACGAGTCGAGGAGGCCGAGTCCGCCGCCTGACGTCGGCGGGGCGGTGGTCGGCGTCGACGTGATCGCCGTGTTGGAGTCGGCGGGTACCCAGCCGTCACCGACAACCGACTGGTCGTAGGAAAGAAGGTTGTCGGTCTGGACGGCGGTGAGGGCGACGCGGCGTAGGTCATCTTCGGGGGTGATGGTGACCGTCGGGGTGGCGGGAAGTTCGCCGCCCATGGTGAATGTCGCGAGCGCCCATTGGCCGAACCGTCCGCCGGAGCCGGCGTCGGCCGCGCGCAGCGCGGCGACATAGCTCCCAGCCGGGAGGGGAAAATCGACGCCGACCTGGGCGACGGTGGACAGCTGCTCCTCAGAGTCAAAGACGGCCGTCGACGTGTAGGGGGAGAAGCCTGCGGCGGACGCAACCGTACTGGTGAAGATCTTGCCGTGGATGCGTTCGCAGGGGCTGTTTTCCGGGTCGGAGTAGGCGCCGACGATGACGGGGAGCTGCGAGCCGCGGACCGTACCGACGGGGGCGGTAATAACAACAGAGGGTGCCGAGTCGTAGACGACATCGACGTAGACCTCGTGGATACGGATTGCCGACCCGACCGACCCGAACCCGATTTGCAACAGGCTCAAAATCTGCGGAGTCCACGCGACACCGCCTGGTGCTTTGACTGTCGACCCGTAAGTTTTGGTCGCCAACGTCGACGTGGGCCGATCACCCTTGGCGATGATCTGCGACTGGTAGGCGCCGCCGGTCGCGGGCTGGTAGCCGATCGCGACGTCCATCGAACTGTTGCTGTCGCCGAGGCGGCGCAGCCGCACCGACACCGACCGGATCTGCGCGAGCGCGGGGATCGTCGGCGTGGTCAGATCGAGGACGCACAGCCAGTCGCCCGCGGCCGGGCTGATGTAGCTGGAGTCGGAGTTGTCGGAGGTGGCGGCGTGGCGGCTGGCCGCGCCGGTGACCGACCAGACGCCGGCGTAGTTGGTGGCGTTGGGCCGCATCGTGACGGTGGTCATCGGCGGCCCGCCCCGGCCTCGACGCGGTCCATGAACTCCTCGAGCGCCTCGTCGACGGCGTCCTTGACCGCCGGGACGATCTCTTCGCTGGCGAGACCGTAGAGGGTGAGTTGCAGGTCGCCGTTCCAGGTGAACCCGCCGCCGCTGCTGCCAGCTGTGCGGTTGGCGATCGTCTGGGAGGTGGCCGCAGAGTGGACCAGGGTGCCGGGCGGTAGCTGCATTAGTTCGGGGCCGCGCTCCCCCACCCACGTCAGCCGGCCCCGCGGCCCACCCGACGCCGCGGTCGAGATGCCGCCGGTGGCCAACCCGCTGGCGATGCCACCGGACGCAAGGCCGAGGAACCCTGCGACTTTGCCTGCGCCGGCTGAGACGAAGTCGCGGACGGCGGCGGCCGCGGCACGGGCCGCGCCAACCACACCGTTCAACTGGCCAATCAGTCCACCGATCACCCCGGCGAGTGCGCCGACGGCGGCGTTGACGGGCCCGGCCAGCTCGGCCGCGAACGCCGCCATCGCGGTCAGCACCCGGCCGACGACCGTGGCGATGGTGGTGAGCGCCCCGTACAGCAGGCCCATGAGGTTCGCCGCGACCGAGATGATCCCGGCGACGACGGGCATGAGGGCGGTGGCGAGCTCCACGAACCGTGCCGTGAGCGAGATGACCGCCGTGATGATCGGCATCGCGGCGACGAGGAGGCGCGCCAGGCCCTGGATCAGTGAGAGGAGGCCGGGCATCAGGGCGACGATCGCTGTGACGAGCAGACCGCCGATGTCCTGAGCCAGGATGATCAGCTGTGGGATGAGAGGTCCCATCGCTGTCAGCACCTGAGTCAACGCCGTCGCGAGCGCCGGGACCAACGGCTGCAGCGCAATCAGCGCGCCGACGACGTCGGTCATCAACGTCAGCCCGAGCTGCAGCAGCTGCGGCAGGAGTGGTAGCAGCGCGGTCAGCACCTGACCGAACCCGGTGACGATCAGGGTGAGGAGTGGGGCGAGTTCCTGCACGGACAGGATGAGCTGAGTGGCGAGCGTCTGCGCGAGCTGGACGATCACCGGCAGGAGCGGCTGGAGCGCGGTGAACAGCTGACCGAACGCGGTGATCAGCACACCGCCCAACGTGACCGCGAGGCTCGCGACGGTGGGTAGGAGCTGGGCGAACGCCGGCGCGAGCATGCCGACGACCTGTGCGACGAGTTCGGCGAGCGGCCCGGCCAGGGTGAGGATCGACGCGGCGAACTGCAGGATCACTGGGACGAGGGGCAGCAAAGATCCCAAGATCGATACGAAGGCGCCGGCTACCTGGCCGAGCACCGGGCCGAGCGTCGTCAGCCCGGCCGACAGCTGAGTCGCGAGCATCCCGACCAGCGTGGACAGCACCGGGACCAGCGCGTCGATCACCGGGGTGAGGGTGGTCGCGAGCATCCCCGCCAGCTGGCCCACCACACCGACGAGCGGTGCCGCCGCAGTCAGGATCTGCCCGAGGCCGCCCAGCAGCGCCTCAATCAGCGGGGCGACGGCCGTGAGCGCCTGGCCGAGCATGGTGCCGATCCCGACGGCGACGGTCGCGATCACGGGGATCAGCGGCTGCGCCGCCGTCAAGATCTGCCCGAACGCGGTCGCCACCCCGCCGATCACGGGGACCAGCGCGGTGACCGCGTGGCCGAGGGATGTGGCCAGGGTGGTCGCGAGGGCGCCGATGATCGGGATCAGTGGTTCGATCGCCGGGCCGAGCTGCAAGATCGCCGACGACAGGGTCGAGGCGAGCAGGGACGCGACGCGGGCCACGACCGGGACAAGGCGGGTCATGGCAGGGATCAGGACGGAGACGATCGTCCCGGCCAGGGTGCCGAGCGCGGGCAGCAGCTGCGCGAGGCTGGTACCGACGGTGGTGAACAGGGCGCCGAGCTGGTCGCCCAGCCCGGGACCGGCCGCGGCGGCGAAGGCCTGCAAGAAGCCCGTCAAACCCTCTTTGAAGCCGTTGACGAGGGCGACGAGGGGAGCGAGGTTGCCCGGGATGCTGGTCCAGGTGTTGAACGCGGCGGCGACCTGACGGGCCTCGGCCGCCAGCGTGGCGGCGTCACGGCCGGCCGCCTGCAGAATGTTGTGCAAACCTGAAAGAACGTCGATGACGGTGACGGCGAGGTCGCGCAGCACCGTCAACGCATTGTTGATCGAGGTGGCGAGGGCGCCGGAGCCCATCCCCGCGTCGACCCACTCGCGAATCCGCGTCGCCCCTTCGAGGAGCAGACCGGAGAGGTTGGCGAGGATCGGCGCGGCGACGGCGCCGATCCCGACGAACGCCCGGCCAAGTTCGATGATCGCCTGGCCGGCGTTGCGAATGGATACCGCATTCGCATCCATGATCGTCGCGAGGTTGGCGGAAAAGCCGGCCCCTGAGAACGCCTGCCCTGCAGCGCGGGCCAGGTCGCCGAGCGTCGAGGCCATCTCGCGGATACCAGCGGTAACCGTCGGAAGATCGGATTGCAGCATCCGCAGCGCGTCATGCAGTCCGGCGCTGATGCCCTGTTGCGCGGTCTCCTGCAACCCCTTCTTGACGTTCTGCAGCTCCGCGTAGAGCTCCGGCCAGTCCTTTTTCATGTTCCCGAGCGCCAGGTGCAGGACGCCGAATGCTTCGCCGAGCGCGGCCACCGCTGGCACCGCCAGCAGCGCGGCCGGGGCGATCGCGGTCAGGATGGCCTGTGCCGCGCCCAGCGCCGACACGCTCCCCGCAGCCGCGGCCCCGACGGCGAGCGTCGCGGTCGCCAGCCGAGTTGCCGCCGTCACCGCAGACAGCGCAGCAGTGGACAGCGCGCGGAACCCGTCCGTTGCCAGCCGGGTCAGCCCGATCCGAGCGTTCGCCGCGACGCCCGTCAGGTTCCGCAGGCTGTTCGACAGCAGCGACACGTCGCGCTGGGCCGCGGCCGGCCCGTCGGAACCGGAGGCGTCGACGCGGATCCGGGTGGTGCTGTTCCGGCCGATCGCGTCGAGCTCGGTCCGTAGCAGGACCAGCCGTTCGGCGAGGTCGGCGGGGTCGATCTCGACGCGCAGGTGGGCGGTGACGTCCGCGCCGGCGGCATCAAGGAGATCCCGGAAGGTCAGCAGTTCGTCGCGGGCGCCGGGGTCGATCTCGATGTGCAGGTGGGCGGTGACGTCCTGCGCGGCGCGGGCCAGATCCTCCCGCAGCCGGGTGAGGCCGGCCTCGTCGATTTCGACGCGGACGCGGGCGACGACGTCGCGGGCCAGATTGTCGAGCTCGGCCCGCAACCGAGACAGATCCGTACCGCTGGTTTCGATGCGCAGGTTGATCAGCGTGTCGCCGGCGAGCTGGTCGAGCTGGCGGCGGAGCTCCCGCAGCTTCGCGGAGATCGACGCGACCATCCGGTCGACGGGGCTGGACGCGTTGTCGCGGGCGGTGACGGTGATTTCGACCTTGTTGGCCACCGTCACCCCCTTCTACTGGTCTGCTGGTCTGCTCCCGCCGAGTTCTTCGATCTGCATGAGCCGCAGCAGTTCCGCCGACTCGGCCAAAATTGCGGAAGGGAGTTGGTGGAATTCGCGGCACAAACTGAGAATGATCTCCGCTCTTCTCAGCTCCCAAGGCTTGCGGAGAGGGCTTCCGTCGGCAGTGACGCCAGATCCTCCGAAGGTTCTCCAGAGGGTGAGCCTTTTCCCAGGTCGCTGTCTTTCAGGGCACCGCTGAGGGCGCCAATAACGCCATTGAGGATCGGGAGCAGGACAGAAAGATCGAGGCGACCAAGCTGCGCACGGTCGGCGGGGATCGGAGTGCCATCGCCGGCTTCCAGGTTCCAGCCGACGATCAGCCCCGCGACCATGTCGAGCAGGTCACCCATGACCTTCGGGTCGATGTCGCTCCCGGAAGCCAGATCGGCGCGGCCGGACAGTTCGATCAGCTCGTCGACCGACACCGAGCGGACCTTCACGACCAGGCCGTCGAGGAGCTTGTGTCCGGTGAACTCGACGTTGTAGCCGAGGTCGGGCAGTGTGAAGCCAGCCATGTGAAGTGTCCTTATGCCCAGGTGGGGACGGTGCCGTCGCCCAGGACGCCGGGCGCCTTGTAGGTGAGCTGGCCGGAGTCGTCGCGCTCGATCGCGTAGTCGGTGAACAGCATTTCGCCGGCTAGCACCTTGCCGCCGACGGTGATGGTCACGGTGCGCAGCACCGACGTGGACGGAACGGTGGAGAAGACGGTGTGCCCGGCGTTGGTGGTCGGGTTGAAAACGCCGTCGAGTTCGACGGTCATGTCCGCGAGGAGCAGGAGGCGTTCCATGGCCGACTTGTCGAGGCCGGTGACTTCCCACACGTCGCGGGGCGTCGCGAATTTCAGGGAGACGATGTCGTTGGAGATGGTGCGGGCTGTGCCTGCGGCGTCGTCGACCGCCAGGCTCATGCCCAACCCGCCCTGCTTGGCCATGGTCTGCTCCTATCCTCGCTGCCGAAGGTCGGCGATTTTTCCCAGATGCTCGCCGAGATGATCACGCCAGTCTTCTGGCGTAGCGAATGTGTGCACCCCGGCGACTGGCATCCGCCAATCCCCCTGGCGCACCCGGTAGATGCCCGGCTTTCCCAGTGGCGCCTGGTGCTGCGAGGCTTTGAAGCAGGGCTGCCCGGCTTCGAAGATCAGATATGTTTCGCCGGGTGCGACCGGCAAACGGGTGTAGCGGTAACCGACTTCATCAATGTCGGCGAGCATCTTCGGGGTCAGCGCGTCGACGCGGAGGCGCCACCCATTGCGGTATTCGCCGCAGTCGATTTCCTCACAGGTGGCCCGCCGCCAGTGGGTGGCAAGCGGGGCGAGTACCTCATGCGTCTGGTAGGCGCGCGACGGCCCCTGCGGGGTGATGCGGTTGACCATTAGTAGGTCACCGCCACGGGGTGGCGGAACACGACGACGCAGAAATCAGCCGATGTGAAGGTGCCAGTGGTGACGACGCGGAGATACCGTTCCACGGTTTGCGTCAAGCTGGTCTGGATGCGCTGCGCGCCCAGCCCGGCCGGGGTAACCGCGGTGAAGGCGCCGCCGACGACGTCGGCGAAAGCGTCAGCACCCCCGTTGTCCGAGCTTTCCTGCAGTTTCACCGTGACGGAGGTGCCGACGACGCCGGTCACATGAAGAAAAGCGGTGAGGCCGAAGGTGCTGCCGGCGGTGTCGTCGACGGAGGCGCCGTTGGTGGCAGTCGTGTCGTGGCGTACGCCCGGGGTGGCCTGGTAGCCCCAGACCAATCCGTAGCCGTTGGCCTCAGCCTTGATCTTGATGGTCAGGCTGCCGTCGTCGGCGCGTTCGGGGTCGTAGTTGCCTTGCTTGGCGATCAGCGATGCGGCCGGGCTACCCAATGCGGTGCCGCGCTGGTAGGTCAGCGTCCGGTCGGTCAGCGGCAGCGACGACAGGGCCAGGTGGGCGCCGACGAGGTTGTTCGGGTCTGGGTTGAAGAACGCGACGGCTTCCATGTCGCCGTCGCGGATCAGGCCGATGCGCTCGTAGGCGGACTTGTCGAGGCCGGTGCACTCCCACGGCGCTGGGCCGCCGGACAGCTTGACGGAGGAGATGTCGGGTGAGATCCGGTACTGGTCGATCAGGAAGCCGTCGCCCAGGCCGCCCTGCTTGCTCACGGGCCCTCCCTGGCTGCAGTATCCGGCAGCATCCGCTGCCATCCGTCAGCATAGTTGCATCCGCAACTACCAGGGCCGACCAGGGCAAATCTGGGCTAGGGAGTCTCGTCGTACAGGTCGTTCACGATCAACGGCACCACCACCGTGACCACCCGCAGCCGCACCCCGTT